GGATGCGGAAAATCTTATCCACGCCAATCGTCTTGTTTGGCTCTTTGCAAATTAGCATTTCGTGAACTCGATTCTTCCAACTACAAGTGCCTTTCTTGGAGATTTCTTCTCGGAGGGGAATAAGGCCAGCGTTGTCCACATTGTATTTTAACGCCACTAGGTGAGCGTCTTTTTGAATGGCAAGGTCAATAGCCTCCTCAACAACCTTCGCCCCATCCTCGGCCATTACATCGTCAGCATCTACCCATAAACACCATTCGCTTGAGCAAGCCTCAAGAGCCGTGTTCCTAGCCGTTGCGAAATCGTCTATGTGATTCCAATCAGTTCTTTTATTCTGGTAATGAACGATCTTCGCTCCAAGCCCACTCGCAATTTCCTCTGTCTTGTCGGGCGTAGCTGACCCCCTAGAAATACATACAACCATCTCTTTTGCGATTGGGGCAAACGACTTGAGGCAACGCTCAATGTATTCTTCTTCATTACCAGCGATGAGATAGAGTGAGATTTCGTGTTTCATTTAGGATTTCAGTAGGATTTCTAGTTTTTAATTATGGCAATCCAAGGCCAGTTCCGAGGGTGGTTTTGTAAAGCGAAATTAAAGATGCGTGTTGTGACGCATTTAGCGTAGATGTTGTAAATAATCCAAAAGATGAGATTAAATCTGCAAATTGTTTTCCAACATTAGTTCCAATACTACTTCTAGATGCTGTTTTTAATACATCATTAAGTTCTGATAGTGCGTTATATGTTCCGCTAGGAGTCGTAAAACTTGTAGAACTATTAACAACAAGACCAACTGAAGAAGGTGAAACAGTAGCACCAAATGAATTAAATGAGTTTACTGTATTTGAAGAAATTGATAGTGCAACAGCCCCTCCCGTATAATTAACATTTAATTGAACATCGGAAGTTGCAGATCCAAGCCTTATCATCCCGCAAAGATTTGAAGCAGTAACTCCCTCTTGCCCAAAAATCATACTAAAGGCTTGAGTTCCGGTCTTTGGTTTCCCTGCAAAATAAAGCGAAAACCCCGTTGCTCCATAATCAACCAGACTGATTGGAAAAGTAGTTGTTTGAAAAGATGATGCAGTATGATCAATTCCGTCAGTTGTCCAGCTTGGGCCATTAACTAGCGTCCCGTTGTAAATCCCCAACCCACCCAAGCTATACGCAGTCGTTCCAGTTCCAGCGTTCTGCGATGAACGCAGAGGCCAGCAAGCCATACTATTGTAAAGACCTAAATCCTTTATACCCTTTACAAAGGCATTGATTTGTCCTTTGGCTGTACCATCCGTCACACCCGCCCTCTCGAAGTACGCAACGGCATCTGCATCATATCCAGATATTCCTAGCCCACCAATCCGAATACCGCCTTTGATCATCATAAGGATTTAACCTTACAGACTTTTAGTCACCGATGCCAAGAACAATTCCGCTATGAATAGAGAATGCTGTGCAAGTGCCAGCAAGATAAATCCCTGCGTTGATGGTGGAGGCAGAGGCCGCAGTAGCATTAGCAAGGCTCGAAAAGCCAGTTACGGCAGAGGAGATGCTTGCGAACTTTGCATCTGAAACCACATAAATCCCAGCGAACTCGTTGGGGGTTGTAATTGCTGTTCCAGTTGTGACCACATACCTTGTGCCGGGTCTAGCGGCGTGGGAAATCTGGTCGTAATAAGGTTCGGAATTTGTAAGGTCTGCCATAGTTTTATTATCCTAATGTCAAAAAGAAAAAGGAGGAGCAAGGTTTCCCCTGCTCCCCCTTCTTCGGAGGAAACAACCAACCAATCTTTAGCTGTAGGTCGTGGTGATACGGACGGCGGCGTTCGCATCAATGATTTTCTCCGCTGTGTTCATACGAACACGGAGAACATTGCTACGGCGAGCCTCATCACGATAGCTCTCGGAGACGAAACCACCGGGGGCATCTTCCGACCAGACCAAGGTACGACCCAATCCACCAGCGGTGAACTGACCAGTCGAAACATTGGCAACAACGATCTTGGTGTCTGGAACGATGAACGAACCAGAGTAAGGCTTGTTCTTGTTGGCAGAGTTGATGGCCGCACGACCGATGTAGACTTTATCCACACCAAACGCTTCGGCGATCTGTGCTTCATCAAGCAAGCGTCCACCAGTATTCGATACAACTCCGTAGAATTGATTTTGTAGGAGGGTGGTACGGCGAACTCTCTCGTACACATTGGCCGACATAATGACCGCATTGGCCGCATAACCCAAACGATTGAGAGCGAGCTTGCCAGCCGCAACATCCGCAGGGGCGTTGATGGTTGCCAAGTTAGCTTCGGTGTAGTTAGCCGTGGGGCTTAAATCAGCCGTGGTGAAGGGGGTCGTTGTTGCAAACAACAAATCAGCCACCCGCTTTTCGTGGGAGAGCTTAACTTGTCGGAGCAAGAACCTCGCTGTTTCGGCTTCGATTTGGAAGAAGCGGTTAGCGTCAGCACGGAAGGAATCGTCAAGCAATTCCTCAAGTCCTGTCTCCACGCAATCGAACTGATCACTTGTGAATTTTCTTGAAGCCCGACTGTATTCAGAACCAGCACTACGCTTCGCCGCATCGGCATCTAACAGGGCGGCATCAGCCGTCTGCACTTTGAGGTAAGTTCCGCTCTTTGCTGGAACGGGCAAGAGAGGGAGAACTTCCGCACCGATCAAGCCGATCTCTGCGGGAGATTCGATGAGGGCTTGGTTGATATCAGCACGAATGGTCGTGCCACCAGAAATAAAGCTCATTTTATATTATTCTTTCTTTGTTTGTTGTTGTTGTTTAGAACATCGGTACTGCGATTTCGATAACAGCCGATGAACTTGTGGCTGATTCGAGTGCAACACCAGCCGTCACGAGGTTGGCGGCCAATGTGGTCACCAAGCCAGACGCATCAAATTTTAGCGTATCACCAACTGCCGCAACGCCAGAGACGGTTGCGAAGAAGGTTGGGTGGAACAATTTAACTGCCACGAAACCACCAGCGACAACATCTTCTTGAGTCACGCCGATAGCTTTGGTTGCACCAGTTACCGCAACATTAACGAAGCCAGCCGTGGTGGTGTCGGGCTGAACGAATCGGTACGCCGAGATAGCATTGGCCGAGCCGAATGTGCGAAAATTACCATCAATTTGAGTAGACATTTTCTTTTATCCTTTGGTTTAGAGTTTGGTAATACCACGAGACAGAGCCTCGCTATATTCCTTGGGGTTAGACAGCATCACGGCTTGCATAGCCTTGAGCTTTGAAGTTCCGTAATCGCTGTGGGCGGCTACGAGTGCTTCAAAAGTTTTGGGTTCAACCTTCGCAGGGGCTTCGACAACTGGCGAAGCAGAGATGGGCTTGATGCCGAACTCGGTGAGAACTTTCTTCACGACTTCGCTCATCTCTTCCTTGGTCTCCTCTTTCTCATCTTCATCTTCTTTTTCGATGACGATCTTGGGAGCTTCCGAGGCCATCTCCTCTTTCTTTTCCTCATCCTTGGGTTTCATCGCCTCTTCCAAGGCGGCGAGACGAACTTTAATTTCGTCCATATCTTTTTTGTAATCTGTGTTTTCCATATTGGTTTTGTCCTTTTTGTCAAGTGGAGATTCCTCCACGGCTTGTTTAACTACGGCTGGGATTGTCTTTCCTCCGCTTACATATCCCAGCTTTTCCATAAACTTTACCATTTCTTCAAAGAGGCCATTGGTGGCCGCAGGGGAGGAAACTAAATCAGCAGAGGCGATGCTCTGGGGACGAATGTAATCCTTGCCGTTAATCGTCTCGGACTCATTCACAAAGGCCAAGGATACGCCAAACTGGTCTGGGGCTTCGGATGCCATTTCTTTAATCAATCCGTAATGTGGCGAGTTGCGGAGCAAGCGGAGATCGGCCACTAGCTTATCCCCTTCGATACGGGGGTTTCTGGCGAAGCCCACAACTGCGTCTAGTCCGCTTCCGTGGTTCATCTTTACCTTCACGCCATTCTTTGCCTTACCCATAAGTTTGAGGGCAGTCTCTAGGCTTGTTTTATCCACGAAAAGGTCGTGTCCTTTAGCCTCTCCCACCTCCAAAATTGAAACTCCCCCTAGCTCCATTTCCTCCATCTCTTCATCCCTATAAGTGGAATAGGCAACCGCCGCCCTCTGTTGTTCGTCTGGAAAGTCGCTGATGGCTTGCTCGTCTCCCATAAAGCGGGAAACAAAGTCTTGCTCGGATTCGTCTGCGGAAGGCAGGGGTAGAGGCATAAATGCCTAGATTATGTCAAAGGAGATCGCCGTCTGCCGCTCGGTATGACTTCTTGACTTCACCGCCACCCGCCATCTTGAGAAACTTGTTCACCCTTGCCATCGCCCAAGCGTTGCGTGAGTTGGGCTTTCCCCCGGTAATCGTTGGCCTAAAGCTAGTCGAGAACGCACCCGCCCCTCTGCGAAACACTTTCTTCAATGCTCCAAGGGTGGGGGCTTTCCTTGAGGGGTGCTTGTCTTTGAACTCGGCAATCTTGTTCTTCAAAGCCTCCTCGTTCTCGGCTGAAATCTCAATGTCGCCAGCTTTGCTTCTGGTGGATGCCGTGCCTTCGGGGTTCTCCTTTGAGCCTTTGATTCGCTCCTTGGGAGGGGCTGGGGTTTGGCTTGCTGGTCGGGCTAGTTCTTCTTTTTTATCTGTAATCGGCCCTCCCACAATCCAAGCGTCACAAGTCCTTTTGGCCGCACACTTAAAATCAAATATCTCGCAGTAGCCCAGATCGCCACCAATAGCCACCTCGTTTGTGTCCTCTCCAATGCCCTTCTTAATGCACCCTAGAACTTTGCTCCTCTGGTCGAAGGCCGCACAATTACCGCAAAGCATCTTCTTGGCCGTGGCTACATCGCCTTGGAACTCGTCTGCTTTGGCTTTCCAGTAATCCTCGTTTGGCTCGTTCGGATTGGCTGGGCCGTAGTTTGCATCATCAACCGCTGTCTGCCTATTCGCTAGATTTGTTTTGATGTCTTGGGTTGCGATTGGGCAAGAGGGTTCTGCTAGTTCTTCGGGTTCGCTTTTTTCTTCTGTGTCTTGTATGCCATATAAGCCCTTTAGATATTTCTCAAACTGCTTGTCATACTTATCTGCGTTGAATAAGTCTTTAGGAATTATCATTTTAGTTCTGGGCCTTTATATTTCTTATATAATTCCATCACATCTGCATCGTATTTCTTGCCATTGATGTGTCCAGCAAAAACCTCTGCAACAAACTCCATTGGATTTGTTGTGGCGTAATCGCTCACCCTTCCCGCTATCTGGCTATTCTTCATTCCCTCGCCACCACGGCCAAACTTTTCTTTTATAAGCGAGCTTGCTTCTTTGTACCCAATTTGCTTTTGGTGCAGGGTGTGTCCGTATTCGTGAGACAAAAGATCATCTGTTTGAAACCACCCCTGCTCTACTGATTTTTTTACTGTTTGTTCAAATCCTCCCGCCCCAGTCTTATCGAATCTTGAGTTAAAGGTTATATTTTGATCGGCTACTTGACCAAGAATAAAGGATGATTGTGCTTGAGCAAGTGTTTCTCCCTCTAGTGAGGCCACTCTTATTTCTCTCGGCGGGGGAATGTCATAACCCCTTTCCCTCAAGAGATCGTATGATTTGCCTATTCTCAACGCCGTATCATTATCGGCTGGTAGTTCAACATTAGTAAGCCCACCACTCTTCATTTTCTCAATGATTTTAGCCTTACTACTAGCCTTGTCTTTTTTTACATCTTCTTTCGGCTTTTCCGTCTTACCCTGCGGTGTTGGTCTCTTGTAATCCTTGGGGAACTTCCCACCGGGTCTGGTTGGGGTGTAGCCTCCCTTGAGTGGGGGTCTGCCATAACCCTCCGCACACTTATTGTCTGGCCCGAAAGTTCCACCCTCATCTTGCCCGCAATCTCTGCCAGCAACGAACTCTGTTTTCTTGTCCCTTGCTTCCATCTGCCCAACGACTTTCCTCGCCCAAGCATAGCCAGCATCGCCACCCCATCCGTGCCACGCTTGCCAGCCCTTGCCCTGCTCATCCCAAGTGCTTCCCTTCTTATCGACTTCGTGCCTATCGAAAAAGGCTTTCATTCTTCGGATAGTGTCGGGAGACATCTTGACCCCATTTTGCAAATCCCTAGCCCTAGCGATGCCTACTGGGGTCATTCCTCGCTGGCTTGCTGGTTTCCCATCTCGCACATCCAAGGCTCTTTTAGCGGCATCCCTAGCTCCTTGTGGGGGCGTAAAATCAATCCCATCGTATTTTGCTAACTCAATGCCACCCATCATCCCCTCAATCAGCATCTTAATAGATGCGGGGTCGAGGCTTTCTAAAATTTCTAAACTACTTTTTTTTTGTGCGGTTGCCGTGGGGGCGGTCGGGGGCGTGGTAGGTTCTGGGGCTGGGGGCGTTGAGCCTCCCGAAGTATCCCCACCTTGGTCTTTTGCAATCTGCTGTTTCTCTTCTTTGGTGGTTGGAATGGTTGTGCCAACATTGACCCCAGCGATGATTGCCCTTGCTTGGTCTGGGCTGATGGTTGGGAAGGCCGCCGTGATAATCGAAACTGCACCCTCCTTGGAAACTGCACCCATAGCAACTGCATTGATAACATTGATGAGCGAGGCAACTTGAGCACCATTGAGCGAAGCACCACCAAGCATATCCTCATCCGAAGGTTGTCCAGCGGGTTTCTGTTCGCCTTCTGGTGTGGTTGCTTGTGCTTTTTGTGATTCTCTGGTCAATCCCTCTGCGGCGATGTCGGAGATTGTGTCGGCTGATACTTCGTATTCCCCCGCTAAATCCTTAACCAGCTTGGCCTCAATAGCCCTTTGTCGCATAGCACTCTCAAAGTCTTGACCTCGCTCGGCGTAAATGTCGGCGGCGGTGCGGAGGCCAGTCTTAAACTCGGAGATGGCAGAAGCGGATTCTCTGCCTAAATCAATAGATACATTAGCCCCGAAATTGAAAATACCCCTAGTTGTTCTGCTTCCAACATTGTTCTCGATCAATCCTCTCGCAACTCCATCAGCAATAACGATGTTCTTAATCGGGCGAAGAACTTTATCATCTAGTAGCTTCTGGTATCTGCGGAAGGTTCGCCCTGCTTGTTGCATCTCTAGTCGAGCAGTCGGGCCACTCATAGCGGAAGGGTCTACGGCGAAGCTGTAAGGGATGCCCACACCCAAGCAAATGTTCCTCAAAAGAATCTTGTGGAACTCTGCGAATGCACCAGAGGGACGGCTCGGCCCATCTGGGAACACGATGTCCTCACCCGGCTCTAGGTAAGAGATTTTGCCAGACTCAATCGCTTCGAGCTTGATTGGGCTTCCGTTAATGTCTTGGTCGTTTGTGAGCGAGGAGAGATCGGAGGCATTGTTGTTATTCCTCTTTATAATTGCACTCTGGCTAGAAGCAACCTTGGCCGACATCTTCTCGAAGCCTACGATTTCGTGAATATCCGTTGCGTCATTGATGGCTGTATGAAAAGCAGAGATTCCTCGGTACTGGTCAATGCGGAGTGGGTCGAACAAATGAAAGCCTTGGCTTGCTGGAATCGTTACTTGGTAGGTATACATATCGCCAATGCTTCGGCTGTAAATGTCGTAAGCCGTGGGCGAGCCAGTCTTTTGATCGATATGGATTCCACCAATTAACTCGGAGCTAGTGTAGACTTTGAATGGGTCTCCAAGTCTATCACCCTCAATGCCTTGTATTTTTAGATTGCCATCAGAATCTCGGACTAGGACAAAAAGAAAATCACCATCTCGCAACATCGACATCATCGCCACTTGCATAAGCGTTGAACCAGTATGCCTTGTTGTAATGTCGCATTTATCGAACCACTCTGCCCAATACATCTCAACCTCTGTATTGACTTCGGGGTTCTCGGTTCTGGCTTGGTAGGAAATGTTTGCGGCGGTATGGCTGGCGAACTTCATTAGGATGGAGCGAACAAGGCCAACATTCTCTGCCAAGTCCCTCGCCCTTTTCATCAACTCTACTCGGTCATAATTACTCTGGTAATCTTCCGCACCCGACAACTGGCTCGGCCCTTTGCGTTGCCTTGAATACTTAACTGCGTCATACTCGAAGTTCTTAATCCTTTGACGAGCAACAAGCCTATCAACTGCCCCTTGAGGATTTACAAAGGCAATCGCCTTGTCGATCAGATTGAGAGAGGCTTTTTTCACGAGCCGAAGTTTGCGTAGGTTGTGCGAACCCTAGTGCCAGTCGCTTGTTGGATGGCTAGGGTTAGCTCCATAATCGTATCTCTCACCTCACCGAGATTCGCTCTTGAAAACGAACGACCAGCTATCGAATAGCTTGAACCTGCCACCGCTATCGCCTCTAAACAAGTAATATACTTATCACGAAGAGAAGTTAGGGTAGCAAGGGGTAGCCCAATGAAATCACCCTTCGCCATTATCAAACTCACTTTCTGTCAAACTTGCGGGCGAGACTTTCAATCGCCCATACAAGGCCGCACCCACAATGTTCATACACTCGCAATCCATCAAATGATTATGCTTTCCGACTTGTTTCCAGACAAGCCTTTCCCTTCCAGTCATAGGATTTTTCACCCGCACCTTTACCTCTGCCTCGATATGCACTCGCCAGACATCGGGGGTGTCGAGAGCGATGTAGCCGGGTTCTTTGATTAGGTTGGAGAGGATGTCTTTGATGGATGGGTTCGACCACCGCCAAACTGGGCAGAACTTCCACTTCCACCCCGCCCTCGATTGAACTGCCTTACCGCTGAATGGGTCGCCATTGGCAATTCGAGCGTAGGGGCGTTGTAGTTTTTGCTCCCCCACAATTTCGGAGAAGCTAGTGCGGTCTGAACCGACCAACGCCATCCATCCGTTCTTACAACAATTATAATAAACATCTCTGGTTTGATCGCCCGAATCGCAGAAAACGCACTTCGACTCAACGCCAAACTCCTCTGCCTTGGCTTGGATGTCGCCCCAAGTCTCTAGCCGTCCAGCCCAAACAAGCCGTGATCTGCCCTCAATGTCCCAAGCCCGAACAACGCACCAAGCGTGGAAACCCCCCGCCTCTTGGATGTCGCAAGCCATAATCAGTTTCTCATTAACTCTAACCTCGCCCATCTTGTAATCGCCAGCCACAATCTCCATCTTCTCTGATTCGTGTTCCATCCAAGGCTCTGCAAGAACTCGGTTCACGAAGTCTTGTAGGCCGATGATTCCATTGTGCTTATCTTGCAGAAACTTCACCGCCAAACTTCCGAAGGATACCCAAGGGGCATAGAGGCCATTGAGATGATAGGAGCGTCTGGCTGGTTCGCCCTTTAGATTAGTTGCTCTCCACTCGCCCTCTCGAAGCATCTTGGTTTTCTGTCCGTCTGTAATCTTTTCTTTGCACCCCTCGCACTCGTAATAGGTCGAGGATTTAACCAGCTTAAAATCATAGACCCCATCCTCGATCTTTGCCGCCTCGTCCCACTTCACTTGTCCCCACACTAGCTTCTGCTTATGTCCACAATGAGGACAAGGCACGAAGTAGAAACGCATATCCCCTTTTTGCCACTCGCTCCAAATGATTGAGTCGGCAGTTGTTGGTGTGCTGGTTGCTATGATGAGATGGTTTGGGTAGGTGCTGACTCGTGCCTCTGCTAATTGAACTGGGTTCGCCTCTCGACCCGACCCCGCTTGCTCTGGGAACTTGTCCACCTCATCCATACACAACAAAGCAATCGAGCGACTAGAAAGAGCCGAAGGGCTTGTGCCCGCCCACCACACCGAGCATCGCTTGAAGTGTTGCTCTAGGATTTTTATTTTGTCGGTGTTGTCTGGCTTCTCTTTCGCAAGGGCTGGGCAATCGTCAATCATTGGCAACCACCTAGTTTCCGTGAACGATCTGGCTAAATGCTCGCTAGGCATCACCCACAAGGCGGGGCAAGGTCTCTCTGCTATTCGATACGCTAGGCCAGCTAGAATCGTTGTGGTCTTGCTTGTTTGTGCTCCCCATACCAGCACCACCCGCCGAATCGAATCATCGCCAAAAGCCTCTAGCGGTTCACGAACATAGGGCGTGAGGGTTGTCGAATACGCTCCGGGTATGTTCGTTACTCTTGCCGAAAGGGTTAAGTTTTTCTCTGCCCATTCTGGTATTGAGAGTTGTTCCCTTGGCTCAAACAAAAGGCGAGCGAAGTTCTTGGCCTCATCAATCTGGTTCATCTCTTAACCAGATAATCTTTTGCGTATGCCCAAGCTGGGTTCATATGGATTTGATGATGGCACTCAAAGCACACCGCCAAGAAAAACTCTACCTCGTTTAGCCTATCCCCAAACCTTCCTCGCCTATGGTGAACTTGGCTTGCCATCTTGCACTTGCAGACTTGGCAGACTGGATTGTTTGTTAGGAACTTCTCTCGAACATCTTTATAGACTTCGTTCTGGCCTTTTCTCTTTGCAGATACTCGGCGTAGTTTGCCCCCTCGTTTGAGTGGGGTTTTGCGTTTAAGTGGAGAGCGTTTCATCCATCATAGCATCCACAAGGAACTTCATCTGGCAAGTCCTCAAATAATTTCATTTGGCTTGCATCCGACTTAATTAAGTCCTCCCATTTCCAATTTCTCCCAAGTCCAATAACGCTTGTGAGATGGGCATTATTTTCCATCCTTACTGCTCTTTCTGCAAGTTCTGGATGATTTTTAACTAGACTCAAAACCTCGTGCTTTTTCATAGCTGGGCAAAAGAAGCAAGACGATTTTGCTGGTGCAAATCCAGCACTTTTCACAACATCAATGCACTTGCTTCGATTCCATCCCCAGCGGACAAGTGGATATTCATAAATATATTTTTTGTCATCATAGAACTTAACTCGGTGAGACTCCCCGGCATCATAGCCAATAAGTTTCAAAACCTTTCCGCCCGCCCTCCACGCTTCTTTAGATGCTTCCCAGTTATTGCAAAACTTGTCTTGGGGTTGGATTTTGTATTTCTGTGAACATCCCTTAAAACCATAGGCCAAGCTGGGCAACATTTTCTGTCGCAAGCAATTCTCTTCTAGGGTTTCTTTTTTATATTTTACTGTTTGTATTTCTGGCATTTGTCTTTCCACTAGCCACTTGCTGAATGTATCGACAAACTCATAAGTCTCTGGAAGCTCGCCACCAGTATCAGCAAACAGAATAAGGTCTGGAACAACTCCCCGCTTTTGCATTTCAATGAGCATAGCGGCAGAGTTTGTTCCTCCACCAAAAGCAACAACGCAAGGAGTTTTCATCGGTCAAAGAATGGAAGCACTATGCCTAGAATTGCGATTGCTACTAGCAAAACAATAAAGCACTCGTTCATTTGAATGCTCCTTCTGCTTTCTGAATCGTAACAAAGATTTGATCGATGCCCTCTTGAATAGCCCTTTTAGCACATTCTGGGTCACTAGGGTTTGCTCTTGCGGCCAAGCTAGAAGGCATAGCGTCCATTAGGTTTCTAATTGCTCCCAACCACTTGCCGAATACTTCTCGCACCTCGTCCATCCGAATCGTGACTCTGTTCACCTCTTCCCATCGAGCGTGTTCCATTTCGGCTTCTGCGACTCGCTTTTTTGCTTCGCCCCATCCTTGAACTGCCGCCCTCATAGCGACTGGGTTTTGATTGTTTGCCGCCGTAGCTACCAATGAGTAAGCAACTACCTCGGCTTGCTTCGCTCGATTCAATCTGCCAAGCGAGGTTTTCGATTTGTATGACTCGGCATCCGAGTCTTTTAATGGCTCGGATGAGGTCGGGGATGGTGTCCGGGCTATCTGTGATTTGCTTACCCGCTTCTGGTTGGCGAGTCTCCACCTTTGAGCGTCTGACTCGGAGGTGAGTGGCATACCTCGCTTTACCATTCGAGACAACTGCCCCGCATCGATGCCCCACTTTTCTCGGAGTTCTTTTTGGGTAATCATTGGCTAGGGTAACTGCGGAGGGATAGTCCTCATTCATTTGGCAAGCGTGGCCTTTTTGCCAGTAAGATTTTCCCATCGCTTCACAATCACATCGCAGTAGTTGGGGCTAATTTCCATCCCGTAGCATTTTCTGCCTAATTGCTCGGCGGCGATTAGGGTTGTGCCAGAGCCTAGAAAAAAATCCGATATTATATTATTTTTGCTAGACCCGTGCCGAATACTTCTCGATGTAAGTTCTACTGGTTTTTTTGTGGCGTGATCTTCGTCTCGCCCCATCTTTCTTTGTATGTGCCAAACATCGCTATACTCTCTTTCGCCTTGATGCGTCTCTAGTTTTGGATTTCCTTTTTTGCATATGTTTATAAGCTCATATGTATATTTATAATCAGAACCCAAACCGTGAACCATTTTGTCCCAAACAATTATATTACTTAACTTAAAGTATTGTTTTATATGCGGAATAAGCTCGTGGTTTCTTCTCCAATCCAAGCAAATATAGGCAACGGAATCATCTTTTAATATATTAAAATAATGTTTGCAAAATGAGGCTAAAAGATTCTGCCATTGTTCGTCTGTAAATGAATCATTAAACATATGACTCAACCTTGGTTGAGTCATTGTTTTTTTGCCGTTGCCTTTCCAAAGGGTATTCGGATTTCCCCCGCTTTGCGTTTGTGCGGTCATTCCAGTATTATAGGGCGGATCGGTGAAAACCATATCTGCCCTTTCCCCATTCATTAGCCCAGATACATTTGCCTCGATTGTTGCGTCCCCGCAAAGCACCCGGTGTTCTCCAAGAATCCATAAGTCACCCGGCTTGGTAATCGCATCGACTGGAACTTCTGGCACTTCGTCCTCGGTTACTTCTGGGTGTGCGTCCTCCATCATCAACGCAATCTCGTCCATACCGAACCCGGTAATTTCCATATCCAGATCGCCAGTATCGATTTCCTCTAGGATGTCTTTGAGCATCGGCATATCGAACTCTCCACTCAACTTGTTGAGGGCTATGTTGGCCGCCTTCTCCTTCTGCTCGTCCAGATCAACCGCCCAAACATCGACCTCGGTTTTGCCCATCGCCTTATAGACCTTGAGCCTCTGGTGGCCTCCGACCACATTCCCAGTTCGCACATTCCAAGTGATCGGTTGGATGTTTCCGAACTCCGCTAGGCTCTTGGTCAATCGACCCATCGCCTCATCTGTAATTTTTCTTGGGTTATATTTTGCCGAAGAAATTTCGTTGATTTTTTTTGTAAGCAAGCAGGGGTATTTCATAGTTGTTAAAAAAGTTACGCAAGATTTGTGGTGTAAGTGTTTGACATAAAGATTCTTCGGTCAACTCTCACAAAAAAGTCGCCCTCGGAACC